GGATTACGTTCCCAAGAAAGACAGAATGAACTGGTTGCACAGGGTAAAAGTAAAACAAAGTTTGGAAAGCACGTTCAGGGTAAAGCAGTAGATATTGCTCCTTATCCTATAGATTGGGACTCTAGAGATGATTTTCATTATCTCGGAGGGTTTGTACTTGGGATAGCGGCTTCTCAGGGAGTAAATGTAAGATGGGGAGGTGACTGGAATGGTTCAAGTCTTAAAGAGTCTGCTAGAACTACTAAAGATAACAATTTCGACGATTTGGTACATTTCGAAATTATTGATTGAATTAAGTGTTATATGGACTCGTGTATGGATAAAGAGGGTGTATGTTCAATTTAATGCAAATTTTAGGTAAGGTTAAGAGAGATAACACTAGATTTGGCTCTGAACAAGCAGATATGGCTGGAGATTTAGGCGTATCTGTAAGAAGGTCTCCGGGTTGGTTATCTCAGGGAAGACCCTTTGTTGTAGGTAATACTATATTTGCACCCGATAAATTGACCGAAAATCTAAAAGATTGGGATATGGATAGAATTGTACGAGAAGAACTTCCTCATGTTGCTCAATATAGAGACGAAGGTTTAATTGGATTTGCCGGAAAACACGCTACAGACTTACTGAAACATGGTGGAGGAGAAGCTGTATATGACGAAAAGGGCACTCATGAGTATGATGCACACTGGGGTAAACCACATCAGCTTATTAATAAATTACAGCCTGCTAAGCACGATAGTATCCTAGATTTTGCTAGAAGTATGTTTAGTGGTAAGCCTGTAGATAAACTAGCTAACACAGGAAAGATTGACGATGTTGGTTGATTTATGTATCAGATACCCATAAATCATAAGACGGGAAAGGTATACTACAGTATCTATACTAAAGAAGAGGCAGACAAACAGGGAATAGAGTATAAGTATTGGCAGGATGTACGTCAGGGAGAATATGCCTTATCTGACGATAATCTAGTAGCTTTGGTGATAAAGAAGACACATTATCCCCATGAGAAGACAGGTGGAAAAAGTATCTATCTGAGGTTTCCATGGGGTTATTTTATGTATCAACCACACTATAAGACTACTAAATTAAAGGCACAAGGGAGAAGTACCCCTCATACAATGACGGGTAAGTCTCAGCTGGAAGTTAGAGCTGGTCAGGATAAGATGAAGAATCTTGCAATGGCTTATGCTCAAACAATGGACTATAATCTATCAATAGATATGGCTTTGGGTTCGACAACCCCATCAGAGTATAGAAAATGGAAACGCCATATGAAAAGTGAGGTTTTTAGAGGAATGGTAAGAAGTGAATTAGAGGCATTATTAGAGGATACTGGCAAAGATAAGGAGTATACTCTAGCATTAATGGACAAGGCTATAGAGATGGCTATTGATCAGAAAGATGTTACTAATCTTTTGAGGGCAACTGAGAAATTACTGGAACTTCACGGTATGAACGAGAAGACCAAGACAGTTACTACTCATCAGTTAGAAGCAGTACAAACAAAGAAATTATTGGATGAGATTAATGTTCAAGAGAATAAACTTACAGCAAAAGAGGTGGTAGAAAAGGAAGGCGATGGATTATGAGAAGCAATATGAGGCTACACAAGCCCTCAAGAAACTTAAGACAAATCTTGGGTTATTTGGGAAAATATGCTTTCCAACTGCTTTAAAGGTTGAGATTCCCCCATTTCATAGCGAAGTCTATAGAGAGTTAAGGAATCCTGATAATAAGCGTGTCTTGATTGCCGCCCCACGGGGAACGGCTAAAAGCACCGTCACTTCATTAGTATTACCCTTATATCGTGTCGCATTTAAGCCATCGGACGAGGACTTGTTTATTGTTATCATATCCGAGTCGCAAACGCAAAGCATTAACTTTCTATCGAGGATTAAATACCATCTCCAACATTCGGATAATTTCAAGCGACTCTTTGGAGACATGGGTCCTGATACAGCCCAAAGATGGACTGGGAATGATATCATTCTTGGGAATGGTAGCAGAATCATAGCAGTTGGAACAGGTCAAAGAGTTAGGGGCTTTATTGAAGGGGATACTCGTCCTAATCTTATTATTGTTGATGATTTCGAGTCTGAACTGAATGCCTTCACACCAGAAGCTCGTGCTAAAAACAGGAAGTGGATAACTGAGGCTGTGATACCATCATTATCAGATGATGGAAGAATTGCTATGATAGGAACAGTAATTTCTGAGGATTGCTTTTTATACTGGGCAAAGGAGTCTCCATCGTGGAAAGTGCTCTGGTATGCTATAACTGACGATAATGGAGACAGTATCTGGGATGAAAGATTCCCTATGAAACGAATTCATGCAATTAAGCAGGAGTTTGAAAGCGTTGGGAATGCCAACGGATTCTATCAGGAGTATATGAATGAAGCTCAATCACCAGACAATGCACCGTTTAAACCAGAATATATTAGAATACACCATTACCACCACGAAAGGATTAATGGACAGAATTGTCTTGTACGGAATAAAGGTGAAGAAAAGACAATTATCCCGGTCGAACTTTACTGTGGAATTGACCCTGCTTCTTCTCTTTCAGCTCGTGCTGACTTTTTCGTCATTATTACTATCGGTGTTGACGCTGATGGTAATAAATATCTCGTTGATATGTTCAGGGATAAAATCAGCCCTGCGCTACAGCCAGATAAAGTTATCGAGATATATAAAAAATATAGACCCAAGAGAATGAAGGTTGAGACAGTAGCTTATCAGGAAGCACTAAGAGCGGCTGTCAGGAAACAGATGTTTGAAGAAGATTTATACATACCCGGTCTAGAGAAGGGTGTAAAACCAAGAAGTAGAAAGAGTGAGAGACTTATATCTCTTGTGCCTATGTTAGCAAAGGGGCAGTTTTTCTTTAGACCAGAAGACTTGGTAGCCCAACAAGAGTTTTTATCTTATCCTAAAGGAAAAAACGATGATATTATGGATGCTACATACATGGCACTTGATGGACACTATACTTGTAAGATAAAAGCAGATGATTTTGACCCAGAAAAAATCGTAATAAAGTCAGATAAAGTACTTGACTGGATGACTATTTAGATACTAACTTGCCCTCAATGGAGTACACCCAACCAGACGAAAAGAAGTTCGTAGAGGAGACTCAAGACCTTTGGAAGACCTATTCCAATAAGAGGGATACTTGGGCTACACACGCACAAGAAGACCGTGAATTCAGGCTTGGAAAGCAGTGGACTGCTGAACAAAGAAAGGTACTGGAAGCTCGTGGTCAAGCTCCGATTGTAGTAAACAGAATTCATCCTGCCGTTGAAGCGGCAAAAGCTATGCTAACCAGTAATCGCCCCTCATTTAGAGTATCACCGAGAGAGGATAGCGACAATAAAGTCGCCCAGTCTCTAAATGGAGTGATAGATTATGTTTGGCAACAGAGTGATGGTGATACTGTTATGAGGAATGTAGTAGATGATTACTATACTACTGGTATGGGAGTTGCTTTAGCTTATATTAATCCTGAAGCGGATGACGGGAAAGGTGATGTCCTTGTAAAGGATGTAGACCCACTAGACGTTTATATCGACCCGAATAGCCGAGATAGGATGGTTGATGATGCTGAGAACATTATAATCAGTCGTTTATACACAAAGGCACAGGCTCTTAGGATGTATCCATCTTATAAGCAAGCCATAAAAAATGCAGAATCTGACCAGTATACTGATAGACCAGTAACTACTAGGGAAGATAGGGGTGAAGCAATATTCCCCGAAGATATAGAGACTAAAACTCAAGCAACCTTTGGTGTTGATGATGAATACATCAGGGGTTATGAAAGATATATGAAGATTAGAGTGAGGATGCTTCGGACTCATGAAAGATGGTCTAATAGAGAAGATGTAATAGAAGACTCTCAAATCGAGGCATGGTATCAAAAACCGGCTTGGCTTATCAATGGTGAACCTACCACGAATGAAGAGAATGCCAAAGCCGCTCACCAGAAGAATACTCAGCAATATCAAAACCAAGTTCAGCAATTAGTTGACCGACAAAGTGTTCAGATGGAGATGATGAAGGAAGAGTTGGG